GGATCAAACCTTCCCGTAGCCCCATAGCCCACGCCAGCCGCTTCATCTAAGCGACCCAAGGCTCCGGTGGTTACTCCCGTGGCCCCGCCTAGCACATCAGCCCCTTCCCGAGCGAGTTGAGTCCCCTCGGCGGTGGCTGCTCCGGCCATTCCTGGCACTTGTCGGAGTAGTTTTTGGGCTTCATCGGTGCTCATTTCGCCCGCTGCTACTGCTTTGTCTATATATTCTTTAGAAAGACCGTAACCTTCACGTACATCACCTACGCCCTGTTCGGTTAACTGCTCCCCTCTTTGAAAGTAAGGTAAATACGACCCCATTCCCCCTGCGGTCATGCGGAATGCTTCCTGCTGTGCGGGGGTGAAGCCAGCTATCCGGTTTCCGCTATAGGTGTAGGGGTTAGCCCCCTCTACACCAAAGCCCATCATTCTATTAACGAGTTCTTGGTTTAATAACGGCATAATGCCAGGGACATTTTGTCCTGGCACACCGCTATAGAACTGGGCTAGGTAATTTGGGGGTAATGTTTCGGTTCTTTGATAAGCATTTTCCGTAGCCATTACGCTCTCCCTAGTCCCAGTATCTGTGCTTTTTGCTCACTTTTTTTCATCATGGCGTAGAGATTTTCTATTCCTTTTTCATGGTCTCCGTCACCTAAGCCCTTAGCTGCTAACTTAGTGAATACAAATTCACCGTCGGCTAGTTTAGCGTCTACAGTGTCTTCAGTGCCAGACCCGTTTAAATCTTGAATAGCGCCGCCTATGTTTCTCAGGTCTAGTTCGGGCAACTGAGAGCCATCGGGTAACTTAGCATACCCCCCACCAGCATACCCTATGCGACCTCCATCCTTAACAGAAAGTCTTTCAAACTCCGGGAACATTAACTTACTATAGTCTTCATCATCCATAGTTGCCCGTAAATAGGCTAGAGTATCGGGGTCTAGTACTCCTCCCGTTAGCCCTGCAAGCGCCCCTGCCGCGGACCCTCCAGCAGAACTACCTTCAATTGGCCCGTACTGAGTGGGGAGAGTAGCGGGGGTAAGGGGGTTTTGTAAATACCCACCCAGTTCTCCACTAGGCTCAGGCATTCTAGAAGTATCTTCACCTTCTTGAAAACCACCCAGAGCAGTCATTCCTAAAGCACCGACCCCTGCCTTTTGAAGTCCACTTAAACCACCCCAACTACTTTTAAGATGTTCCCAAGGAGAAGCTCCTCCTAGCCCAGTAGTACCTCCAGGCACGCTTAGAGATGGAAGGTTTGCTCTAGCAACATAGTCTTCACCACCAATTGCAGCACCGCCTGAGGCACCGATATCTTGGAAAAAGCCTCCTATACCGCCCTCTCCTGCCTGTGGGCCAAGCAAATTAGAACCCTTAAGCAAAAACTCGTCGCCAAAGGGATTTAAAGACGCTCCTCCTTGGTTAGGTTGTACCCCTGCACCAACTGCCATCTTACCACCAACATAACCAAAGGCCGCAGACTTAGCTATGTCACCAATGTCACCGCCTTGTACCGCCGTGCCCAGCCCGCCACCTATAGCTGCCCCCGTTGGTCCTCCATATGCAAACCCCACAATTTTTCCAATTGTGGGGGCTGCTTTTTTAAGGAATTTACCGAGCTTTTTAAAGAAACCAAACTCCGGCACCCCCGTAAGAGGGTTAATTGAGTTCTCGTAATGACCTACGGTGTATTGGTAGGGGTTGATTTCATGCCGCTGAAAGGCATTGAATAACTGTCTCTTAAGGATAGGGTCATCGGCTAGAGGCCGAGGCAATACCATTTCTCCAGGCGTCAAGTGACCAACTATATTATCACCATGGCGACCGTACAGCGCCATGCTTTCTAAACCCTGAGCACTCATTTAATCCACTTCTCCCCGCTAGTATTCTAGTTTACCTAAACTAAAAAATATTGTATATTCTTTCACCATCATAACGTGATAGTGATATCGCCATTAGTCTTAACAGAAACTACCCCCACGGACGCCGTTGCCTCAAAGCCATGATTCTCCACCGGAGTGGTTAAAGTAACCCAACGTCGTCCGTTCCAAACCTCCAGGGCTTGATTAGAGGTATTCCAGATCAAACTTCCTGGATTAAAATTAACCTGATCACGCTCGGTTGAGTTAATTTGACGGGTATTGTCGGGGTCAAATTCACCTAAATTAATTTCTAAAATTCGTACTAAACGATTATATGTGTCACCGCTCACAACCTCCTGTAGTTCTTGGGGTAAGCGTGTGACTAGTAGCCTACTCATCTTCTACCGTCAGTTCGTATATCTAGGCGCGTGGCCCCTACTCTCCAACCCGTGCTGGTGTTGGCAGTAGTGTCGTCATCATCAGATTCTATCCTTACTGCTACTTGTCGTGCTCGGGCTCGCACGTAGGCTTCTTGAGTAGAACTAGTTATGGCCGATGTGCTAGAGGTACTTAAACTGTCTCCTGGAAAATTACGCACCTTTAAAACCATATTAACCTGCCCAGCACTACTATTACTCAAAAACCTTATGTCAGGGATCATTCTGGTAATAAAAGCAAACTGTTCCCCGTCCCCTATATCAAAATCAGAGGACTCCACATAAACATTAGTCATTGGGCTACCGTCATCGTTGTAGCCTGTTTCCTGTTCGTAAAGGTAGGCGTCTTTTGTGGCTCGAGGGTAGGGTTCTATTCCTATATCTAACCATGCGTGACGTTCTAACTGCCCATAGGACCAGACGTTTTCACTATAATTATAGACTACATATCTATCAATTTCCGTAGCTGAACTGGACACATAATACCAGCCAACTTCGTCAAATTGGGTATTAGTATAGGCAAAAACCTTAAAAGCCTGACCAGCGTTAAAGTCATCAAAGACATAACTTAAAATAGTACAGGGCACTTTTTTAACGGCCCCCGTGTACATGTAAAAATTATCATACCCCATCCAAAAAACTCCACTCGGAGCAGTAACTGCTGCCTTTGGGCCGAGTAAGCCTGTGTTTTCGTTAATTAAATTTATTCCAAAAGTAAACGGTGGACCAATAAATTGCATACTGTACAAGGCCATATCAGTCCAGATTAATATCTCCTGTCTAGCCTTTACAGCACCAATAATCTTACTACCTGAAGACAGCCTTAAACTTCCCGCCGTATTAGTGACGAGTGGTTCAAATTCAAGGGGATTTTCTTGATCACTAAAGGCAATGAACATAGGATCAATTGCCCCGCTCCGAGAAGATCCAGAAATAGGATCTGCCCCCAGAACAATTAGATGCCTGTCTTTTTCAGAAGTTAGAACCTGTAGCCCTAGGGTGGGAACTAAATTAGCTCCCGTTATACCTGATAGGGCTTTTGCTTCTGTGGTTACGCCGTTATTCTCAACCCAGCGATAAATCCCTCCCTCACGAGGACATATAACTAAATCTTCTCCGTAATTATCATGAGTCCAGAGTCTTAACTGATTATTGCCAGAAAGAGCAGTTTCTTCCCCCCAAGCACCGTTGCCCCATTCACCTGCGCCCCACCCCGAAGCACTTACATAATCATCTAGCCCAACATTGATCTGATAAACCCCATCCACAGCCGAACCGCCATTACCAGAGTCACTGCTGTTGGCGGTAACTTCACCACCAGAGGTGTCTTTAGCGTTAATTGTATATACATTACTATTGGTTATAGTTGCAATTTGATATTCCTGATTTAATACAGCTGCTGTAATATTTCCACCTAAACTTACAGCTTGTGCAAAGGTGACAAAATCATTTTGTTCCGCACCATGAGAGCTATCGGTAACATTAATTTGCGATGAACCATTTTCTTCTTTAGCAAAAGTAATGCTATTAGTAGATGTTTTACGGACAGGGGTAATGTCATTATAGGCATCCCCTTGTTTTATATAGTATTTCCAAGTCGTGCCTAGTCCTAGGTACTTAGCTCCCCCTAGGGAAATCCAGCCATGCAACGCTCTTGCTGTGCCCAGAAAGGTCTGTAAGGTATCTTTAACCCAACCCCCTATTTTCTGCACTCTTCCATTTTTAAAACGAACAAGATTAGCATCAAACCAACCGCCTTCATTGTCGTAGTCGGTTCCTTCACGGTTAATCCCAGGTCTAAAAACAAATTTACTTAACGGCATTTACCCCTCCAAAACCATTAACGCAAGCCGAGATGCTCTTTCCCCAACTTGATTGGCCCACTTTGAATCGAGCATTTCTTCCGCAGCTACGTTCCATACCTGAGTACTCATGGCCCTGAGAAATTTCTTAAACCCTTTCAGTTTTCCTAATCCAAGATTAAAACACATATTAATCATCACTCTTTGTCGCTTGTCTGAAAGATCATCATACCAACTGAAGGATTTTTTCAACTCACTTATGCAAATATCTATGTCATTTTGAAGTAAAAACTCAGCTTCTGAATCACTGATTCCACGGTCTTCTATATTTCTCCCTATGCCAATTGTTAGTTTACCTGACGAACATTGATAAGGCTTTAATTTCACTCCTTCGTCGTGCTTTAATTCTTCTACTAAGAGAGCTATATTCATCTTCTTATTAGAATTAAGGCAGCGGCTTTATTACT